GTATCTCTCGTAAGAATCCACGGGTAATAAGATGCAGTGTAGTTAGAGTCAATTCCTGTATCCTCTAAATTATCTACCGCCTCTTCAGGATAAATGAAGTCCGTATCAAAATTCCCTAAAGAAGGTGTAAACATATTATAATCAGGTGTTGTACAAATATAAACTGAATCTGCTCTGTCCTGTTCAATCATGTCAATTGCCGACTCAACTAAATTTGAGTTGTTAACATAATCAATACCAGGTGTAGTAAACACGTTAATGTTAACCGATTCAGGATTATTGAATGTGTACTGACCCCATAGGTATGCGTAGTAATCAGTGTTAGCCCAAGTTAATTTGTCTGGACCAACAATTTGTTTAAACGCCCCCCACCCTGTTGCGGTTGGATAAGTTATTGATGGTGCTGCTCCAGCCCTAAAGCCAGACGCACCTAATTGGTACCTATCACCGTTAGTTCTATATTGTCTGTATATGTCCCATCCATCAAAACCTCCTGACGGTACTACAGTGAACTTACGTGCATTTAATCTGTAATATGGGTTACTTTCATTTTGAGGTTCCCCATCAAAACTAGCGTCACCGACTTCAAAAGCGGTTTCACCTGAAGTAGTATAGTTAGATGAAATTAAAATAACCGTAGCTCCTGAATCCATATGGTAACCTTTAGTTAGGTAAGACCATGGTTGTGAATCAGTAGCGGTTGCTAAATTAGTAGGATTTTGTTTTCCTTTATATGATAAGAAATCCACATCTATACCTGCGGTGTTAGAAACACCTAAGTATGTTCTTCTTACTCTATCACCTGAACTTCTCGTTTCATTGTCTGTACCTGAAGCCGCACCAAATGGTGGGTTCCAAATAACTTCACCCGGTGTGTCATATTTTGTTTTATATTCTAAGAATGGTGATTTAACTCCTGAATACTGTCTAGTTTGATATCCTCTAAACCCACAAGGTAGTGAATCCATAGGTGCGTCTTCATTCATTTCTAACATTATAAATCTTGACCTTAATTCAAACTCACCATTAGATGTACCAATTTTCTTAGCCACAAAACTATTTTGGTTGATATCCATTGTACAGTTAGTGAATTTCTCTAAAACTACAGGATTTGCGTCTGTATCGAAGAAATCACGTACTACAACATCAAAGGTTCCATTATTAAATGAGATATTCATAATTGAAACTTTTACCTCTCTGTTTGCAGTATTACCGTCAGATATTGTTATAACTTTAAACATATCATAAACTTGGTTACCTCTCAGTTCTGAAACAAAATATGGAGTTTCAGGTGTTTGATATTGTTCTAAATACCAACCAATACTTGTGTTAGTTCCTAAATCTTGTCTCGCGCTTGGTAAATCAGTTAGAGTACAATTTAAACCACGAACACGACCTAATCTATAACCAGTATTTAATAAGTTATAATATTCTTCTTCTACGAATAAAGGTACTTCAGATTTTGGTTTTGCGAAATTTGATTTTCCGAATACCTTTGATAAGTAATTGGAATTAGATACGTTAAATGATGTTTGGAAAAAGAAATTATCTCCATTTGCAGTTGTTGCTGAAAGACCAAATGTAGAGAAAGGGTTAGTATTAACCTCCGAGTAAACACCCGTACAATCCATAGTAACCGCAGTTAATCCTGATACTTCATATACAGGACCATCATCAGCAGTATATGTGTCGATACCTCGTGAACGTAAAGTTGCTACTACCACATCATGATAATCATTATATGGTGTACCTGTGTAGTTCGTTACAAAAACATGTGCAGTACCTGTAAAGGATAAACCATCATTATTTAAAGTGGTTAAACCTAAACCAAAACCGGTACCGTTATAAACTCCACTTGTTTCAGTAAATAAAGCGTAATACCATGGGTCGTTTACTGAGTCCGTTAAATTAATATTTTCGAAACTAATATCCTCAACCCCCAAAACGTTAGTGTTAGTTGCTCCGAGCGTACCCGTTTGGTTAACTGTAGCACCTGTAGTATCATCAAATGTTGAAGCACTTACCGCACCCCAAAAATAAGATGTTTGTCCTGAAGTATTTCCAGTCGCAGCTAAAATTTCATTATACATATACCCCTCAATATCTGATTGTAAAGTTGATTCTCCACCGGTATATGTTGTATATGAATCTGTTATCACACCTTGAATTGAAGCGGGAAGTGTTCCGTAACTCGTTACGTCAACACTTGTAGATGTTCCTGATACTCCGGTAAATGTAATTAAATGTGGTCCAGATTCGCTCGTGTAGGTTGTTCCTGAACTATCTAAGTTACCGATAGTTGTTATTGACCATGAAGGTCCCGCGTCGTACCCTGATAGACCAAGTACTCTAGTAACAAACAATTGATTTGATTGTTGTAGATATGATTTAGCTATGTAAGCCGCCTCATACTTAGGTATCTGAGTATTTACGAATTTAGTTGGATTTGTACCACCAAAATAGGATTGGAACTCATCGTAATTAGTAATGAAAATCGGCTCGAACGCTGGTCCCGAAATTGTTTCACCTACTAACCCAAGAGTTGTGACTCCTACACTTTGTGCTACAAAACTTAAATCTCTTTCTGATGTATAAACACCCGGAGATACAAATACTTTGTTAGATGTTGCCATTGTGTAATTTTTTTCTTAAGTTTTTATTTATTGATAAATATTAGCGAAAAGATGAAAAAACTAATAAGCTAAGAGTATATTTATAAAGAGTATGAAAAAGTTCTACCTTTTTTCTACATTTAAAAAAAACACCTATGGCTAAAATAAAAAACATAAAAATTTCACCTGAGTCACATATGACTTTAAAAATATACTGCGAAAAACACGGTTTAAAGATATATAAGTTCTTAGAAAAATTAATTGAGGATAATTGTAAAGAATCAAGAGATATCTACGGAGAGTAATTAAAGAAGTCTCGCTTTAGATTTTAATACAGACTGTTTAGTTATATCCCCCTTAACGACATCAATTTTGATTTCATCGTTAGTAGATACTTTTATAGTTGAAACATCATCACCAATATAGTTACCGTTAATGTAAACCGAATAACTGTCTACATTAGTGGATTCTAAAATTGTTAAATCAATTTCATATCTATAAGTCTCAGTTAAAGATTCTATACCACTAACAAAAATTATGTCTAAATCAAAATCACTTGGGTTTGAAGGATATTTTTCAACTCTCCTACCTGTGTTAAGAGTATCGACTTCAAATATAGTCGCGGTTCTTGATATTGCTGGTGACACTTCAAACTCTTCTTCATCTAATAAAAATCCCATCATTAAGAATTCATAACTTTGTACATAGTACTTTCTTTTTTCAAGTTCTAAAACCGATTCATCAGATGAACTATTTAAAATCATTGGTATGTAATGACCTTTTATTTCCGTATATGCTTGTCGAGATGAAAATTTTTGTAAGACTTTCTTATTAAAGTCATTTAGTTCCCTCATTCTATTGCAAAATATTTTAACATTATAAGTAATATCCACAGGAACAGGTTGAGGTATTTTATAAATGTCCATACCTTTTCTTTGTCCATCCCACGTTGGTACTTTGGCGTAATAAAATTGTCTTCGATTTGGAATGGTGTATTGTAATGACGGATTCGTCCCAAACTTTACATCAGGGTTTCTAACTGTGGCAACAAACGGAGGTTTAATGTTTTTATCTAAATCTTGAAAATTCCAAGACTCTGTAAATTGTGCCCAATTTTGTGTCGTAATTATTAAATCGATATTACTTACATTCTTACCGTTTATTGAAATACCTAACTCATCTCTAACGAAGTCTAACATACCTCTATCTAAATCGGCATGTAAAATAGACTTAGGTAAGTAAGTTCCGTCCACTTCAATTTGTTCCAATAACTCCTCTCTTCTTTTAAGTAGAGTCTTATTAAGAGTTAAAGGTAAATGTTTTTTTACGTTTTTAGGTAATCCCATTATTCTTTAATTTCACTGATAAAAAAAACTTTATTTTTTGAGTTAATCATCTCAACCTCATTAGCGTTATAGATTGGTTTTTCATTATCTTTTCTAACAAATGAGTCATACTTATACGGATTATAAGTAATTACATTTTCATTTGGCTCATCGGGTAAGTTTTTACACGGAAACGTACAAAAATCCATTAAAGTTCCAATCACAAATGCGTGTACATTTTTTCTCATTTCATCTCTAACTTTTTCTTTACCACCTTGTCTAACCCTAAACTCAACGTTTTCCAATTTAACATAATCTGCGTACATAACAATCTTATTTTTGTACGATACTGAAAATGTATGTTTATGTAAGTTATAATACACCATAACTTTTTTACCAACATAGTTAACCTCTTGATTATCGTTACCACATTTATGACAAATATATGGGTCATGACCACCATCACTTAAATCCCAAGACCACCCACATTCGTCACACACAACTTTTTCACCCTCAATACCTTCACACATATGTGACATACGATTTTTAATTAAATTTATTTCTTTTATTAATTTTTTCATATTCCTCTAAATTCTCCGTCATTGACAGGTGCGGCAGTTATACTTCGATAGAAAGGTTTGTAACCACCATAAGTATGTTTATTATCACTAACAACTCGACCATCGTTTACGACAGAATAATACCTTACTCTGTCCTCAGTTTCGTAATAACCTAAATAATCACCATAATCGATATCGATGTTTAATTCATCTAACGCATCTTGATATACACCAACTTTTAAGTTCCCTGGCTCCATTTGTGATAAATTAGAATTTGCATAATTTTGATTGTCGGGGGATTCGATTGTTACATAACCTTTAAATTCAACAGGTGGTAAAAATTGTATTCCATCCTCC